AACTACCTTGATTGGTTATTTCAAACTAAGGAGAAAATATCATGACTGTATATAACACACTTGCAAACCTAAAGAATAAAGTAGAGAATGAGTCTCGTGGCTCTGGTGGAAAGAAGTTCTTGACACTAAAAGACCGAGATGCACATAAGATTAGGTTCCTCCAGGAACTTACGATAGACAGCAAGAACTATAACGAAGAGCGTGGAACAGCGGCCATTGTTGCTGTTCACAAGTCGCCATTGGACTTTAAAAAGCAGATGGCTTGCACCGCAGACAATGAGTCACTAGGCTTTAAATGTTGGGCTTGCGAGCAGACTGTTAAAGACCCCAAGTGGCGTGCACAAACTCACTTTGTAGCTAATGTAGCTGTGCTTGATGACAATGGCAATTGGTCTGTAATGATTCTAGACCAGACATTCAACCAGCGACACATCGGCGCTACTCTTGTAGAGTATGCAACTGAGTTTAGCACAATTACAGATAGAGGATATAAGGTTGGTCGTACAGGCTCTAAGATGCACGACACTAACTATACATTGATTCCCCTAGACGTTGCAGATGAGCCCAAGGAGCTTTCCGAGCTTGAGATGCACGATGCTACAAGTGTATATCGAGTGCTTGCATATGGCGAGCAGGCTGAGTTTATGACATCAGTTGAAGATTCAAGCAAGACCAGCGCTTCAGGCTGGTAACTAAAGAGAGGTTGGGGGTCAGGTATTTAGCACATCGCAAAGAATATCTGGCCCCCCTCTATTATGATTATTGGAATTACACTTGATGGAATCATTAGCAGTCAATATCTATATGATGATACTGTAGATGATGACCTATATTGCTTAAATCAGACAGCCACTGAAAGTGGCTGGTATGCTTCCAATCGTTGGTTTGCTAAAGGACACGATGTTTTCTTTATGACATCTCGCTCCAATAGCAGTGCAACTAATCGCTGGTTAGATGAATGGAATCTCACATTCAATAATGTTTTCTACAATGTTGATAAAAATATGCATGCTCTCTATGCACAATCTCTTAAATGTGATATTGTTGTGTTAGACCATGCGCACAATGCTCCAAAACTTCCTTTATCGTGTATTTCATTCTTGCTTGCAGAGACTGCTGCAGCTAATGCTCCTTCTTCCCACTTATATAAGCTAAGTACCTTAGATGATTTAGATAGGGTTATAAACAGATGGCCAACATCCAAAAAAGATTTCATTGCGTCTCCTGTCGAATAAAGCAGGATATTTCTGACATCCATCGCAGGTATGAATGGTCTGAGGAAGAATTCATCTGGTACAGAGTTTACGAATGTGGACGATGCGGAATAGAAATTACTCGTAATGCCTTATAGTCCAATGAAAGCCGTTTTCTATGGCAATGACGATTGGAAGGATGAGCAAGCTATTTGGCTTATCCTATGGGGCCTTTATGAAATTGTAGACAATCGTGATGATATATTGACCATAATCCACGGCGGAGATATAGAGGAAGAACTATATCGGGGAGTTAACTTCTTGGTCGATAAATGCGTCAAGAAACTAAACTACTTAACAAATAAGCAACTAAGAGCCGACTGCATACACACTATAGAATTTCCCTTAAGTCCCGGCAGCTCTGGCTCTGCCGAGTATATTCGTAATCAGGCTATGATTAATGAAGGCAAGCCGGATATAGTATTTGTCTTTTCAGAGTCTTATGACCCTAATCCTGTGGCACTAAATATGTTAGAATTGTGTAGAGAGTATAAAATACCATCGTATCTTATAAAGAGGTATAGTTAATATGATTAATGAAGAAGAATCTTTTTTTGTTTATTTAGACGGATTGTCTGATGGCATAGATTCGTGGACTAATGCGTATGATGAATACATTAAGTCCGACAATAAGTTTGCTTATTCTAAAGGCATAGAAAAGTTATTTAAAATAGAGTCTAAAATATCTAAACTGAAAGTAGAGATGATATTACATGCGACCGAGTTGGGATGAATATTTTTTAAGCATTGCTGCTGCCGTATCGGAGCGCGCCACCTGCCCGTCTAGAAAAGTGGGGGCGGTTCTCGTAGACCAAGAAACTAATGCTATCCTGTCTACGGGATACAATGGAGCGCCTCGTGGTGGCAACCATTGTCCCGATCATGAGGCTGGTTCGCCAGATTGTATTGCGACTCATGCAGAGTTGAATTTATTACTTAACGCATGTTTTAATGGAATAAAAACTCGCAATGCTTGTTTGTATGTAACATGCACGCCCTGTATTGAATGCGCCCCTCACATTTTGAGCGCAGGGATTTCTCGGGTAGTGTGCGGGGGAGAATATCGTAGTTTAGATGGTTTCAACTACTTGGTTGATTCTGGAGTATCAATTCGCATTGGAGCGTAATGTCAGACTTTGTTCACCTTCATGTCCATAGTGAGTATTCGCTATTAGACGGAATGAGCAGGCCGGAAGAGATTGCTCAAATTGCTCAGCGAAACAATCAGTCTGCATGCGGAATTACCGATCATGGAACTATGGCTGGAACATTGCGGTTTCAGCAATCTTGCACTAAGTATGGAATTAAGCCCATTTTTGGTTGCGAGTTTTATTATGTTCCAACCCTTGCTGCAGATAGCGAGGATAAAAAAGCGGAACGCTTTCATCTCATTATTCATGCCAAAAATCAGGCTGGGCTGCATAAGTTATTTCAGATAATGCAGAAGTCGTGGACTACTGGCTTTTACCACAAGCCTCGAATTGAGTGGGCTGATTTAGAGTTTCTGGCTGGCGACGTTGTTGTTTTGTCTGGATGCATGGGTTCACACCTAAGCAAGCAGATTATGAACGGTGAAGAAGCAAAGGCTGAAGAAACTGCTCAAAGGTTCTACAATCGCTTTGGAGAGGACTATTACCTAGAACTTCAGCCGTGGAACGATGCTAACTTGAACAAGACTTTATTGTCTTTTAGTGATGCTATGGGAATAAAGGCGGTAGGAACTCTTGACTGTCATTATCCAACATTATCCGACAGAGGCATTGAGGAAGTGCTGCTGTGCGTAGCTCAGGTTCCTAGCATGAATGCGGCTCAAGATAGACACCTTAGGGCTACTGCAGATTCAGCAAAGAAAGAACGTGACTTAGTTGCTAGGATGAATATGCTATTCCCAGACCGTAGACTTAGGTTTGATGATATTCACCCATATTTGATGGGAACTGATGAGGTTACTTCCTATTTCGCTGAACACGGTTGGCCTCAGCCTTTTCTTCTTGAGAATACTTTGGAAATTGCAGATAAGTGCAATGCTGAGATTTCTGTTGGTCGTAAGCTTCTTCCTTCTTACTCTAAGATTCTAGACAGTGCAGATTATTTATCCGAACTTGCTGAGTGGGGACTGCGCGAGAAGCGCTTGCATGAGACTGACGGATATATGGAAAGACTCAATGAAGAGTTGGAGATAATCAAGAAGCTTGATTTCTCTGACTACTTCTTGATTATCTGGGATATTATCAAGTGGGCTGACTCTCAGGCTATCGCCAGGGGTCCCGCTAGAGGCTCCGTAGGAGGCTCTCTGTTGGCGTATGCGCTCGGTATAACTACGGTTGACCCTCTGGTGCACGATTTGCTATTTGCTCGTTTCATAAGCGATGAACGCAACGATTATCCAGACATTGACTTAGACTTTGACGATAGAAAAAGATATCTTATCAAGCAATATATCAAAGATAAGTGGGGCAGCGATAATGTTGCATCTATCTCAACATTCGGAGAGTTTAAAGCAAAGTCTATCATTAAGGATGTAAGCAGGGTATTTGGTGTTCCTTATGACTTGGTGAACAAAATGACTCCACTGTTTGAGACTATTGAAGAGTTTCAAGATAAATGCACTAAGTTCTCAGATGAGTATCCAGACATACTGAACATTGCTCGCAGAATTGAGGGTAGGATTAGGACAGCCGGAGCGCATGCTGCTGGTGTTGTTGTATCGAACATTCCTCTTTGGCAAGTATGCCCAATTGAGAGCAGGTCAGATCCCAGCGCCGATGGTAGGGTTGAGGTTATTGGGTACGACATGGTTCAAGCCGAAGAACTTGGGCTGATTAAGTTTGATATTTTGGGTGTAAAAGCAATTGCTGTAGTTGATGACACCATCAAAGCAATCAAGCAACGCCACAATGTTGATGTATCCAAAGAATCAACAAATCTAGATGATGAAAGAGTTTATCTAGAAATGAGGAATGGGAATACTCTTGGAGTGTTTCAAGCGGAAGCGTCTGCATATACTCGCCTACTTTTGGATTTGGAAGTCCAAAACTTTAGCGACCTGACTGCATCTAATGCCCTAGTTAGACCTGGAGCTATGCTCACTCAGGGTGAACAGTATATTGCCTGCAAGAATCATGGCCGAGAAGTCGAATACCATCACCCAATGCTTGAGGGTATCCTTAAAGATACCTATGGAACTTTTATCTATCAAGAGCAACTGATGCAGACTGTAGTTCTGTTGGCTGATTTCTCATGGTCTGAAGCAGATAAGTTGCGTAAGATTATTGGCAAGAAGCGTGATGGAAGCGGATTTGACATATATAAAGACAAGTTCCTAGACAACGCTTCTAAGCATATTGAACGCAAAGCCGCAACCAAAATGTGGGACGACTTCGAGAAAGCGGCATTGTATAGCTTTAATAAGAGCCATGCTGTCGGGTATTCTATCTTGACATATCAAACTATGTGGTTGAAAATCAATTATCCGCTAGAATATATGTGGGCATTGCTAGCTAATGAGAATGAAAAAGAGCGCATCTCTACTTTGCTTCTTGAATCTAATCGAGTTGGCATTGACATTCAAACTCCAGACATTAATAAATCTGAAATTAGCTTCTCTTTAGATGGAGACAGTATTAGATTCGGATTAAGCAATGTTCGGGGAGTTGGAAAAGGAGCACTAGATGAAATCTTGCGCAATAGACCTTTTAGTTCATTCGAAGAATTTAATGGCAAGTGTCGCAAAACCTATGTTAGATCCACTGTTGTCGAAAATATTGCACGAGTTGGCGGTTTCGAGAGCATTGGCTATAGCGGAGATTACGACACGAAGCAATACTATCTGTCGATTCTGAATTATCCAATCCATGCGAATGATGACAAGACTTTTGCTCATCTTCTAACTGACTGTTCAGAAATCAACATAGATGAAAATGAATATCACTTCATGCGTGGGCTGACTAAAAGCACTGCTCGAAAGCCTCATTACTTCAGGGTTGAAATTGAAGACTCTACATCGTCAGTTACTGGCTTTGGAGATGTTGAGATGAACCTTAAAACTCGTGAGCATATATATGCTTTGGTGGGCGACAAGTCTCTAATCGGATATTGCGCAACCGATGAACCTCAGAAATGGCTCGATGCAGGTTTAGAGGAGTTGATTCATGGAACTATGCCTGATACGGAAAAGTTTGCAATCTTTCTTAACCTTATAAACTCCGATACGCTTGACAATTTATCTAAAGAGTTGCTGAGGCATGGAGTCGGCAATTTTGATGAAGAAAAAAGTTTCGGTATTGTTGTCAGGTGTAGAATCTTTACGACTAAAGCCGGGAAGATTATGGCCTCGTTGTATATGTACGACCCAGACAAGAAACAAGTATATAAGATTGTTGTTTTCAATAAAACATTGAATTCAGTTATACATTTAGTTAGACATACTTTCTTGCCTCTGGTATATCGTAAATCAATCCGCAATTCTGATATAATCTTTGAAGATGCAATTTCCTTAGACAAATTTAAGGAATTGAAAGGAATATCCAGCTGAGCGTCTGGTTTATAACGCTACTAAATAAAAACAATAGGAGAAAAAATGTTAAGAATTAATCGTGGAGAACGCATGCCTATGCATGATATTATACCAACCCCATCGGTGGGGCTGAACCATGTGTTAGGTGGAGGACTTTGGACTGGAAGATTTAGTCTAATATGGGGAACTCCATCGGCAGGCAAGACAACTATGTTGCTGCACTTGCTTGCTAATGCACAAAAGAAAGGCTACACAGCTGTAATTGTCGATACAGAAGGTTCAATTACAGATGGTTGGGCAGAAAAGTGTGGAATAGATTTAAGCAATCGTATCCTACTTCAGAGTAGAATTGCTGAAGATATCTTGAAGCATATTATTCCAATGATGCAGGAGCCAGATACTAAGTACATTTTTTTAATTGACAGTATCAATGGCATAGCGTCTGAGTCTTTCTATAAGTCAGATGAGGGCGGTGGGGGTATCGCATCTCAAGCCAGATCTCGTCGTTTAATGTACCAGAAGATGTCTGAATATTTGAGCGTTGATAATGCTGTTATCATGGTTGCTCAGCAGACTATGGACCTGAGCGGCAATCACCCTAGGCTAATGGCTAAAATTGGCAATGCTGAATTGCATTGGACAACGAACATCGTCAATCTGTTTGCTTCGGCGGCTAAAGACTCCATTGAGAGGGCCGGAGATTCTAATCTAATTGTCAACAGGGAAGTGCGATGGACTATTGAGAAATCTAAGCAGTCTCCCGTAGAGGGGACTCGTGGTTCATATTGGTTCTCTCCCCAGAATGCTGATATAGATATCAAGATGGAACTTATTGACCTTGCAGTTATTAATGGAATTATTGAAAAACGTGGTGCTTGGTTCTACATTGGAGAGACAAAGTTTCATGGAATGAAGAACTTAGTCGAAGGTGCCACCGATGAACTAGTAATGGACATCAAGGCTAAGCTAGAGAGTGGGCTGCTTACTACCGACAGCCAGAGTGCCGATGCCACATAAAAAAGATAAACTTGAGTCTAAAGAAGCTGCTAAAGATGGCGCATCGCTTGTTGCAAACTCTGGAAGAGGCAAAGACAAAGGTGACGCAAGGTTGCCGGGTTATCTGCTAGACTACAAGCATAATGAAAAAACATTTACTATTACTGCCGAGAACTGGTCTAAGCATCGCAGAGACGCTTGGAAAGATAGATACAGGGAACCTGTTATCTCTGTAGTTTTTGGTGACGGAACAAAGTTGGCAATAATCGATTGGCAAATTTTTATGGACTTTATAGGAGAGAATAATGAGTGAAGATATTAGCATGACCGTAGAGCAGCTTCGTGAAAGCCTGGGCGAAGATGCTGAAGAATTTATTGAGGTAATGTCTGTTGTACAGGACATTATTGACAATCCAAATAGTTATCATTCCACCAAGGCAGTTAAGTACGCTGCTATTCTAGCGGCTTATCGATATAAAGTTGGAATCAAAGCACAGCATTATAAAACATCCGGCAACAGTAGCATTATTAACCGTAGACGTAAGGATGTTTTTCAGACTATGTATCACGCCCTTGAGGAAAATATTAATACTCTTAAACTTCTTGGTCGTATTGACGCTGTTTCTGCTGGCATCCTGCGATGAGAAAACTTGCAGATTTGATGGCCTTAGCCCCCGTTAAGGTGGCTAAGGAAATTGCGGTGACCTTACCTAGTCAGATGGAAGAAGATTTAGTTACAGCTATTGATGCGGCTATTGCTAAAAAGTATATTGTAGAGCGCACTCGCAAGATAGGCGGATTTCACCCAAGCACCACTAATGAGTGCGGTAGATATGCTGTCTATCTTTTTAGGGGTGTAACCTATCAGCCTAAGTATGATGCCAGAACTCAGCGCATCTTTGACAACGGCCATGCTACTCACGACCGCATCTACAAATATCTAGATGATATGGGCATTTTGCTTGAGTGCGAAATACCTCTTTCATATTCTGAGCCCCCCATTGAGGGAACTGCTGATGGGATTATTGAGTGGAATGGCAGAAAGTTAATTGAGCTTAAGTCTATCTCAGACCAAGGCTTTATGATTAGAAAAGCTCATCATAAGCCAAAAGATGATCACTACAGACAGGCTCAGATTTATATGAGATGCCTAGATTTAGATGGCGGCTTTGTAATATATGAAAATAAGAACAATCAAGAAATCCTGCCACTGTATCTTGAGCGTAATGATGAGTTTATTGATAAGCTTTTCAAGAAATATGGTAAGATATATAACATGTATACGGAAGGCAGCCTACCAAAGCGCCCATATAAGCAAATTACCTCTGCTACTTGCAGGATGTGTGATATATCAAGTATGTGCTGGGCTGATAAGGACGATGGAATATGATGTAATATTATGTGGCGAATGTGGTGTAGAGTTTTCACCTAAAGCACATAATGGTAAGTATTGTTCAGTAGATTGTCGCAAGGTTGCCACTAATAAAAAAGTTCTAGACAGATACTATGAAAATAAAGATAGACGGTCTGGAAAAAATCAACAAAAATGCAGCAGAAAAGGCTGTACGACAATACTGAGCCGATATAACGCCGAAGATATATGCGAGGCCCACAAAATAGATCGTTTTGCTAAGAGATTAGGAAAATGGGGATGGGATGAGCAAAAAATTAGAGAAGAGTATAGCATATGAGCCTGTCTGCAGCAATGCATTCAGGCACTGTGCTTTCTATAGACCCTTCGACTAAATCTCTTGCTTTTGCGGTTGTGGAGCGAAACGGTAATAGTATTTCACTTAAAGCTAAGGGCAAGATACTCTTTACCGGCGAGGATGATATTCAGTCAAAACTCAAGTTTATCGGCAGGGTGCTGCCCGAGTTAATTAAGTATCATACTCCTAAGTATGTGGTAATTGAACAAACAATTTATATTCAGAATCCTCAGACTAGCAGGCTATTGTCTTATGTTGTTGGACACATGATAGGTTTAAGTTTAATGCACAACATAAAGACTATTGATGTCGGCCCTATTACTTGGAAAAGATGGCTTGGATATAAGAACGTATCCAAGGGTGAAATTGCTGCATGGTCTGCGGACATTGGCGAGAAAGAAGCGAAGAAAAAAGCATCTTTTGAAAGAAAAAATCGTGTCAAGATAATACTTGAAGAGCGCATACCAAATCTTGATGAGTCAGACTATGACATTCTGGATGCTATTGCAATTGGCGTATGGGCTGCTAGTACGGTCTTTTAAGGAGTTAGTATGGAACCATATAAACAAAAAGAATGGCTTTATGCTCATTACGTTCAAAAACGCATGAACTTGAAGGATATTCAAAAGTTGCTGAAGGATAGCTACAATGTCAGCATAACCGTTCAGGCTTTATATAACTGGGTAGAAAGATATGATCTACTTAAGTTCAGAGGCAAGGGCCGCAATTTGCGGGCTAAAACTCAACATAAGAACGCTGCCCCAAAGTCTCCGATGCAATTAAAAATGGAGGCATTGAAGAGAGAACAGCGCAGGCGGCAGAGAATGAACAAAGACAAAAGACGCTAGTTTTAAAAAAAACTAAGAAAAATTGCGTTTTTGTAACAAATCATGTATTAGACCTGATAATATATTTTTTGCTTACCCCCCTACAAGGAGATTTAAAATGACTACAGTAATGGAATATCTCTCAGATAGAGATACCAACACCACCCACAAGCGCTTTATGCTTGGGGATATGAAGTATGAGAACAATGCGATTGTATACCAGGATGAAAGATATAACCTTTCAGACAATGCTTTTGGTCAGGTCTGCGATCTATTGAGCGTTCCTAAGGCATATGCTGAGAGGTGTCCTGAGGACATTAAATCAGTAACTATGAATTATTGGCTGAACCTTAGAAGTGAGATGATGTGGGCTGGACTGTTTGAAGGCTCTACGCTTCGTTCATTGATGAGTCCTTCTTATGCCTATGTTCCCGCTATCCAAATTTTTGAGACTGTTGAAGATTCTATTGAGGGCAGTCTTGAGATTGGTGAATGGAGCGTCAAGGGAGATACTATCGAGTATGTAGGATTTTCACCTAAGTATGATACTCACATTGTAGACTCAGAGGTTAGAGCCGGGTTAAGAGTTGTCTATTCAGATGCTTGGTCAGTCTTTCCAAAGTTTGATAGTTATCTCTGTAGAATTGCTTGTCTAAACTCTGCTGTTACTCCGATTGTGAGTCGCAAGTTTAGGGTTAATGGGAAATCATCTAGTGAACTAATTGAGCAGTCTCGTGAGTATATTACCTCAGCGGTTGGGCAAATTCAGCCAATGTTAGATGGCTTTGCTAATCTTGCGAATATTGAGATTACTAACTTTATCTCTTTGATTGGGAAGATTTGTACAGAGAATGGTCTGCCAAATAAACTTAAGAATCTTATTCTTGAATCGGTAGACAATCAGCAGTTTAAATCTACTGTGTCTGGTGAGATGCGTACTATGTATGATGTCATCAACCTTTTAACTTGGGTTGCTTCACACGCTAATTTGACTGATGCTCATCGTGAGCATTTATTCGCTATTGCAGGCTCCGCTATGGTTCACAACACTACTCGCTGTGATTCTTGCGGAGGGTCTGTTGAGTGATTTACAAATAGGCAAGATGTATCTGCCTCCAAGAGGTGATGATATAATGCGCTCTCTTAAATCTGAGAACCCAGATGTTTGGCGCAGAATGCAGAGATTGCTGGATGCCTTTCAGATGGAGACGGTAGGAGCAGAGTATAGTAGATATTTTTCTGCAGATGTCATGAAACTGATTGAGGGCGGACTAATGAAGCCGGTAGTGAGCATAAATCCAGACTCCGGTGACGCAGATGTGCATTTTGTGGTATGGTCATATCTTTCTCCTGAATACAAGGTAATAGAGGATATGGAAGATGAAGAGTTTGACATCGTAGATGCGATGTTGGAATATTTTGGAAGGATGAATTAATGGAACACGAAGATTTAGTCAAGTTTTGGTATGCCTTAGACGCTAAGGTATCTAGCATCGGGTCAGCTACTCATGCGAGAAAATGTCGCAACAGATACTTTGCCTCTGATATTACCGATGAGCGCTACGAAAAAATATATGCAATTGTAGCCACTGAGGTGCGTCAGGCTATGGAATCAGAGTTTGAGAAGTGGAATGTATCTCCAGATGATTTAGAGGCGGTGTCTAGGATTAAGCGCTCTAGGATGCCTAAGCCACCTAAGGCTACCGAGTGGGCTACTACAGCGCCTTCTAAGGCCCCTACAGGCTCCGTAAAGAGGCGTAAGTCATCTTCGGGTCTAGTTGTTCGGGATGCTGAAATGCCTTCTGAATTTGACGAATAGCCATGTTTAGTGATACAATAGACTTATGAGTCAAGAAATAGAAAAAGCTGGACTTGGACTTTCCGATGAACTTCGGTTAGTCGAAGAGGCTGGCACTTTATCTATCAAGGGCTACAACTATAGCAATATAGCTGAACTTCTAGAGATTAGCCCGTACAAGGCTAAGCAATATGTCAAGGAATATTTTCGAATAGTTCGGGATCAAGCCGATGAAGATCCATATTTCCTAGAAAGAGTCCAGCAAAATACACTAAGATTTCTCAATGAACTAGATGAAATCTCTAAAGAGGCATGGGAGACTGTCAATGTAGCCACCGATAATGGTATGGTTACGGCAAGAACTCAGGCTTTAAAGCTTGCATTAGAAGTCACAGTTAAGAAAGCCCAGCTTCATCAGCTAATGGGTGGCACTAAATCTGACTCAGAGTATATTGCAAGAATGCAAAAAGCAGAATCGGTAAATCAGATTCTGTCATCAGTTTTACGTGATGTAATTTCCGACTGCGAAAGGTGTCGGGATATGGCTCGCATAAAACTTGCTGAAGCGTTTTCTCTTATGGATAGCGCCGATAGCGAACCCGTTGATGAGGCTGAACTAGCCGATGACGACGACCTTGACGTATGACAGATTTTTGGGGACTTAACTTTAATTACGAGGACTTTGACCGCCTTCTTAAGAAAGAAGAGCTGGAAGAAGAGCCTGTGTCTTTGGAGGTTTTTGTACAAGATAGGAAATATCTTGGACTACCTCCACTCTCTGAAGTTCAGACTGAGATTGCGAAACACATAACTCAGATATTTAAGCCTCATACTCTAGTTCAGTTGCATGGTGAAGAAAAAGGCTTAGAGCTATATGAGAAATATACTGTAAACGAAGTCATTTGTATGCTAGGTAAGGGTTCTGGTAAAGACCATACCTCTAGAGTTTCACTCGCATACATCACATACTTGCTTCATTGCCTGAGAGATCCGCTGGAGTATTATAATAAAGCTCCTGGTATCTATATTGACCTTCTAAACCTTGCTGTTAATGCTCAGCAGGCTCAGCGAGTCTTTTTCGAGCCGTTTAAGAACCTTCTGCTGCGTTCTCCATACTTCAATGAAGTTGGATTTGAGCCTAGAGTTGGAGAAGTATTTTTCTTTAGCCGCCCTATCCGCTGTTTCTCTGGTCACTCCGAGTCAGAAGGTTGGGAAGGATATGAAGTTATGGTTGTGGTCTTGGATGAGATTGCAGCCTTTAAGACGGACATAGAACTTAAGGGCGAAACTAGAGCTAAAGGTTCTGCTTCTGCTATCTATAAGATGAGTAAGGCTTCTATTATGTCTCGTTTTCCAGCGGTTGGTAAGGTTGTGCTTCTTTCTTTTCCTCGCTTCAAGGGTGACTTCATTGAGGAACGCTATTATGGGTCCATTGCGAATAACGAACCAAAAACTTGGGGAATTAAGAAAGCAACTTGGGAAGTAAATCCAACTATCACTAGGGAAGATTTAGAGTCTGAGTATGTTCGCAACCCACAAGAAGCTCGCTCTAGGTTTGAGTGCGAGCCACCAGAAATGGAAGATGCTTACTTTAAGGAACCAGATAGGGTCAGGGCTGCTTTTAATTATGCAGTAAGCCCCGTAGAGTCGGATGGAACATGGAAGCCATGGTTTAACGGCACAGATAACTTTCCAAGATTTATCCACGTTGACCTTGGACTTAAACGAGATAAGGCAGCTTTATGTATGGTGCATATGTCTGGTATGAAAGAAGTAAATACGGGAAACCATATTGAAACTCTTCCAATCATTAATATGGACTATATTACTTCGTGGAAAGCTGCGGTCAACTCTGAAGTTCCGTTTGCTGAAGTTCGTGGAATGATTATGGAACTATGTCGTAAATTTAATGTAGCGGCTGTTACTTTCGACTATTGGCAAAGTGCCGATATGATTCAATCACTTAGACATAATGGCATTAATGCAGATGCATTTACTGTAAAGAAATCTGCATACGATACATTGTCTACAACTATTTATGACGGAAGACTTCGTGGATATTGGAGTGAGCAACTTATTGAGGGTGAAATACTTAAGTTGCGTCTTATTAACAATACCAAGATTGACCATCCGTCTAAAGGTGAAAAAGATATGGCAGACGCTCTAGCTGGAGCAGTCTATATGTGTATGACTAATTTTGGAGTAGTACAAGATATTGACATTGAAATTTGGGGTGGCGATGACCTTGACTATGAGAAATACGATGGTGAAGCAGCCATTGAAGCAATTAGTACGTTCCTACCTAATAAGCAGGAGCCGATGAGGGCAATCCCAGTCGATCTGGAAGAGTGGCTAATCGAAATGATATGAAAATTCTTGACTCGCCCTACACGGCCTAGTAAGGTCCGGTCAGCGAGTTAAGGACACCAACTTAAGCCCCATACAAGGAGACAGAGTGAACAATAGATATCAGATAGAAGCGCTAGCAGCATCCAATAGTAACTGGATGGCTAAGGCTAAATGCCGCAATGAACAGAAAGCAACGTCACATTTCTTTGAGGAGTTTGAGAGAGCAGGCGCTTTTGTAAAGAGGGAGCTTGTAACTTTCTGCAACAACTGCGAGGTTATTGATGAATGCTACGATCACGCAAAGGCAGTTGGAGAAACGGGCTTATGGGGAGGGACTTATTTTACCTCCGGCAGACCAAAGAATCCGATGAAAGCAAGATATCTGGAAACACAAAGAGACATTGCTTCAACTGTTGTTGCAGATAATGTGGCCAATTAATAAAAAACAATGACTCCGACTTGAAATAGCAGTTAGGGGCGTGTAAGGTAACTACCACTAGCCTCCGGCATCGGGTCGGAAGCAAGAAAATATAGGAGCAATCATGGATATTAAAGACGTAACAGAACTTCCACCTCTGGTTCGTGGCGGAGGCAAGCGTACTTCAGAAGAGACTCGCCACCTTCAGGAGCTTCTTCAGACTTTTAAGCCTAAGGCAATTGAGAATGTTGAAGAAGGTAGGGCTTACAATTCGCTATCGCAGCGTATTCGTACAGCAGCAAAAGCTATTGGCATTACTGTAGAGATTCGCTACCGCAAGGATGAGCAGACTCTATATTTTCAGGGAAAGCAATCTAACTAAGATTACATAGTTATTATTCTAATAGGGGTGGCCTGTATATATATCCCCATCGGGCCACCCCTATTTTATATATAGGAGCAACATAGAATACAGCAAGTTAGTCACATTGGTTGACGGAAGGAGAAAATATGAGAGAAACTGTAAATACTATATTATTGTTATTGATGGTAGGATGGACTGCTGTGGTAGGAAGCCATAGTCAGGAAAGTCCTAAGAAACAGACTGCACTTGGGGTGCAGCAAGATTATAAGATAGTGAAACAACCGACAGTAATAGGAGTCGCACAGCAGAAGAAGATAGATGCGGATGCTGCGCTGGCACAGGAAGTATTATCACAGGCATCTAAATGCCTTAGTGAAGGAAGTCCAGGTTATAGAACCATCAGGGGGTGTCCTGTATACAATAAAATTATTGCCACAGCAGGAACAAGATTTAATGTAGATTGGGATAAGCTTTCAATGTGTGAAACGGGAGGCGAGTCTGGAACCAAAACTGACAGCGAACCTACTGGCGGAAATTGGTTTGATACTACTGGAGCATATCCGGGTGGACTCGGTATGATGCGAGCTGCATGGAGACAGGATAATATCTATGACTTTCCAGCCAATGCTGGCAATGCTACTCGCTTAGAGCAAATTGTTGTATCTGAAAATACTTATGCAAGAGCACCAGACGGTTGGTCTTGCCCAATCACCCCAAAAAACTAGTCACTAATCTTCTATTTGTGGAATATGGTCACTTATTCAGCGCAACTTACCGCATGGTGCAAAGTGTCATATAATAATGCAATATGGTGAGAAATGTCAAATAATATCCCTATAGTGGTGTTTATCGTTAAATAAAAAATTATCACTGGAGTCAATAATGTTACAGCATGGAGATAGAGTAGAAATCTATTGGAACCTTCATAAACATTGTTTCAGTATCAAAGCCTGCGACGGACCTAAGAAGGGTCGGGTCGTACAATATGTTTGGAGTTTTAATCTTAGTGATGCCAAGTTTGTTGTACGGCCCGCAGGCCGTGAAAAAGTTCGCAAAGAAGGCCGCAAAAATGTTCACGCTTTTGTGCGAGGATACTGGAATAAAGAGCTAGAGTATAGCAAGAAAATTCCG